TCCGACGATTAAAATATAGTTGCGTAATAAAGTGCTGAACGAATAAACCAAAGCGCGCGGCGGAGTACCGCAGGTCTTCGAGTTTCCCTGGGTTAGGCAGCACTTGTAAATGTAAGGCCCTAGTCAGCATCTTATCTCCGTTCGCCGTCGTGACTCTCTTAAACACATCTCACTCTGTTACGCAAATGTTCCGACTGTGGTTCGGCTTACCTGTAGTCATCACACAAGCCTTAATTGCACGCGCTGCAATTAAATGAGCTTATTAAAATAAGAGTGAAAAGGGATTCTGTAATGAGCCACGTTTATTTTCTGAGTATTCGTAGTCATACACCTCATTCTTTACTTCGGAGATTTCTTTAAAAGACTTAGAGAGGATCACTATACACAACGCAAGATGAACGCCGTGATCGGGCAGCTCAAGACAGATGAACCCCTACCAGGCTGCGATCTTTCACTTGAAACAAAAAAACTTGCGCCCTTCTCAAGCTCCTTCACAATAAAGCGATGGAACATAGCCCGACCTTGATTCTTGTCCTGGGCGTGATCGCTCTTTTTGCTGTCGTTCATTACTACGAAAGCTTTTGGGATTAACCCCCATGGGAAAGCCTAAACCCCCACCCACTTTCGAAGACGTTTTGCACGAAGTTCTAGGGAGAATTGAGAACTTTTCCACTGATGAGCTTCAAGTTCTCCTTGATCTCTTCAATCGATTGGAGAAAAGTGGGTCGCAAGAGCTTGAAATCAAAACGGTCAAACGACCACGAGGCGCTCCTAAAGATGAAGTGCTCCATTAACTTTCTCAAGCTCGATGAAAGTGAATTGACATGGCTTACTCAGCAAAAGAAAAGAAAGCTCCTACAAAAAAACCCGTTGCTAAATCGACCAAAAAGAAATCAACCAAAAAGAAATAATAACGTAACGAGAGCGAGTTATTCGTATACTCCTAGAGATTGAGAAGACTCGCTCTTTTTTAATCCAATTCATCGAACGTTAGGAAAATATCAACGTTCCGATGAGTTTATATGACCCTGAGTTTCAAAAAGGATCGCACCCGCCAGCCTGAGCACCCACCCAAAGACATGAACTCACTGTCGCTGTGTAATATTGGATCAAAGTTCGCTCCGTAATCATGCACGATCTAATGAATGGATTGGAGTAACGCTCAAATGTCAGATAAAAAAATAGTTCCCCTTCGCCCTCAAGACCTCAGTCCCTACGTCATGGTCTCAAATGCTCTCGAAGAGTTAAAAGACATGAAATACGCCGTCCTAGTGGCTATCGATGCCAAGGGACAAGTGACCACATGGGATTCACACATGCCGGTGGAAATATGGAGCACTATTTCTATGCATATCCAGTCGATTTGCCTGAACCTCATTCATGAAAATATGATGAGGCAACCGTGAACGGCTTCGGACCCAGTCTTAACGAAAAAGGATTTTCATGAAGGTTCATTGCAAATTTGACCAAATGGTCCAGGTTTCCGAACTCAAAGCTCATCCAAAGAATCGAAACACCCATCCCCCCGATCAAATCGAGCGCTTAGCTCAGATTTTGAAGTATCAAGGCTGGCGCTGCCCAATTAAAGTCTCTAAACGTTCGGGCTACATCACCTCTGGTCATGGGCGACTCATGGCGGCTCATCAAAATGGATGGAACGGCGTTCCCGTTAACTATCAAGACTACGAAACAGATGAGCAAGAGTACGCGGATCTCATCGCTGATAACTCAGTCGCTTCCTGGGCGGAACTCGATCTCAAGGCCATCAACATGGATCTTGCGGACTTAGGTCCTGACTTCAATATCGATCTTCTAGGGATCAAAGACTTTACGCTCGATCTCTTCGAGAAGCTCGATCCTCAATGCGATGAAGATGAGATACCAGAAAAGGTAGAGCCTCGTACAAAGCTCGGGGATATTTACCAGCTCGGCAGACATCGGCTCATGTGTGGGGATTCAACTCAGTTATCTGATATACAAAAATTAATGAACTCTGAATTGGCGGATCTTTGGCTCACCGATCCACCCTATGGAGTAAACTACGAATCTGAGAACTCCAATATTAAACTTAAAAAAATACAGAATGACTCATTACCTATAGAGGAAATGAGTCTATTTTGGAGAGACGTAGCTACATCTGCTTTGATGGCGGTTAAGGATAAATCTTCTTATTATTGGTTTGCCTGTCAAGGCGGAGATCAAATGATGATGATGATGATGATGATGCTGGGTGAGGCGGGATGGCTGGTGAGACACGAACTTATTTGGGTTAAGTCCAGATTCGTTTTCGGACGATCTGATTACCATTATCGTCACGAACCCATTCTTTATGGATGGAAGAAGAAAGGGACACATGAGTGGTACGCTGACCGGAAACAGGATTCTGTTTTAGAGTTTGATAAACCAAACAGCTCAGATCTTCACACAACAACAAAACCGGTAGAGCTTTTAGTGTATTTAATTGGAAACTCCACCGCCATGGGCGGATTAGTATTAGATACATTTGGCGGCTCTGGCTCAACGCTGATCGCCTGTGAAAAATCGAATAGAAAAGCATTTCTAATGGAAATTGAACCCCATTTTTGTGATGTGATCGTAACACGTTGGGAACTTTACACCGGGAAGAAAGCCGAACTCTTAACCTTAGTTGACCCAATCCCTGAGTCCGATACACTAGGATTAAGTCTTTAATCCCCAAAGGTAGGCCAACGGAATGGCGAGACCCCGGATCGCAATTGACCCCGCTCAAGTTGAAAAGCTCGCCCAACTTCACTGCACCAACGAGGAAATGGCGTTTTTCTTTGGATGCTCCGCCGACACCTTAGAGCGTCGTTTTGCGGGCATAATCGCCAAAGGAAGATCAAAAGGGAAAATGGCGCTGCGGGATTACCAGTGGCAAGCTGCAAAAAAAGGCAACGTCACGATGCAGATCTGGCTGGGTAAACAACTCTTAGGCCAGAAAGATAAGTTAGACGAACCTCTCCTAGAGGATTTCAGAGATAACTCGATTCAATTGAAATACCTTATAGAATGACGGGTTTCGCAACATCCACCCCAACATTGACTGAGTTTGACCCGCGCAAGATCCCGTATCAGTATCAGGTCATTCGTGATGTCCGCAAAAACTTTGATTACTCCCTAGGCGTTCATCAGATCTTGCTCTCGGGCGCAGTAGGATCTGCTAAAACCATCTTGATGGCTCATCTTGCGGTCACGCATTGCCTACTGAATCCAGGTGCTCATTTCGGCATTGGGCGAGCCACTATGCCTTCTCTAAAAGACACACTGCTTCGGGTGATCTTGAATCACATCGGCGGCTCGGTGGGCTACGCTCATAACAAGGTTAAGGGATCGGTCACGTTTCCGAATGGCTCCCAGATCTTAAGTTTCAGCTGGGCAGACGGCCATTTCAAGAAGGTCCGGTCTTATGAGTTCTCAGGCTTCGCCATTGAGGAGCTGACTGAGAACGAAGAGAAGGAGTTCTACACTGAGATCTTCATGCGCATTGGGAGACTGAAACACGTTCAAGAAAAATTCTTAGTCTCAGCCACAAACCCCGATGACCCCGGATCTCACTGGGCCTATAAAGATCTCATCCTCTCGAAAGATCCTCAAATCCACACCTACTACTCAAAAACAAGAGACAACCCTTTCTTACCTAAAAGTTATGTAGAAGATCTGGAGAGGAACCTAGATCCGAAGATGGCGCTGCGGATGCTCGAAGGTCAGTGGGTGTCGATCACAGGAAATAATCTCTATTATGCTTACGACTCGTCTATTCATTTTGTCCAACGTTCTTATGTCGTGGACCCCCGGTTCCCTATCCACTTCAGTTTCGATTTCAATATTGGAGTCGGTAAACCGATGTCCGTTTGTTTTTACCAACTCATTGGGGATACTTACCACTTCTTTGAGGAGGTTGTAGTTGAAGGCACGAGAACGGAAGCCGTCCTAGATGAAGGCGCAGGACGTGGGCTCTTTGATTACGAGACGACTTACCGAGTCCATGGAGACGCCTCCGGAAAGAACCGAGATACCCGCTCCGTTCGGTCAGACTATGATATCATCCGACAATTCTTATCGAACTATAAAACCCGGCAAGGCCGCCATCTCAACTTTGTGATGGAGGTGCTTCCATCGAACCCACCCCTACGAACCCGCCACAACCTCATGAACGCCATGATGAAAAACGCTAAGGGCGAGGTCAGGCTTCAGGTTTACTCTCCTTGTAAGGTCTTAGATGAGGGCTTCCGCTTGACCAAACTCAAGGCGGGTGGACAATATATCGAAGACGATTCAAAATACTATCAACACATCACGACCGCTGCTGGCTATGGAGTCTGCTGGGATCAGCTGATCCGTGAACGGAAACCCCAAGGAACGGTGGACTTCTAATGGCACTCAAGGACGATCTTCCAAGCCTGGTCGAGCATTATAAAAACAACAACCCCACACTAGAACACAATCATGCGCTCTTTCAGATCTATGAAGGTGACCTCCTCACCTATGTGTTGGCCGACTTAAGGGCTCAGCTCTCTGAAAAGAGCTACGATCAAGTCAAGCATCGCGTGGCTCCGATCAACATCTTAAAACGAATTATTTCAAAGTTGAGTAATCTCTATTCAAAACCTCCGAAGCGTGTCCTCTTAGGCGGCAACGATCGCGATCAAGAATTGCTTGAGTTTTATCAAGACTCGTTTGAGATCAATAGCTCGATGGGGATAAGTAACGAGTTCTTTAATTTATTTAAAAACTGCGCGCTTGAACCCTTCTTGCAAAACGGAGTTCCAAAACTTCGAGTAGTCCCGTCCGATCGATTTTTAGTGTACTCAGACGACCCCGTGAATCCTCTCTCGGTTACCCATTTTATAAAGATCATGGGCAGGAAAAAAAGAGCGGACAAAACAGTAGACGTTCTTTACGTCTACACGGATGAGGAGTTTTTGATCATCGATAGTGAAGGCGAGATCTTCACTGATCTTATGGTTTCTATGGAGTTAGACGGCCTCAATTCGTATGGAAAAATTCCCTTCGTTTACGTTAACCGCAGTAAGCATGATCTAATTCCCACGATCGATACTGACACCATCACGATGACAAAACTCATCCCAGTTTTACTCTCCGATATTAACTTTGCAGTCATGTTTCAGAGCTTCTCTATTATTTATGGAATTGATCTCGATGAAGAGAATCTTAAGTTTGCTCCTAACGCGTTTTGGAGATTCAAAAGTGATCCTTCAAGGCCAGACTCGACTCCTTCGATCGGTGTGATTAAGCCCGAGGTGGATACAGATAAAGTGCTGAATCTTCTTCAAGCTCAAATCTCACTCTGGCTTCACTCTCGCAACATTCGTCCCGGAGCAATTGGGCAGCTCACGGCAGACAGCGCAGCAAGTGGTGTGGCTAAGATCATCGATGAAATGGATACAAGCGAAGATCGTCAAAAGCAAATCGCGTACTTTGTCGAAGCCGAATGCAGACTTTGGGACTTAGTCTTCAACTCCCTCCATCCCGTGTGGTTCAGAGATCTTGAATTTGAAATGAAAATGAAACCTACGATTGGACTTAAGGTAGTAACTAAATTCCCTGAACAGCGTCCGATGGTGGATGAATCCAAGATGCTCGATGATCAAATTAAGAAGATAGAAAAGGGCCTTGAATCCCCTCGTGGGGCACTCAAAGCTTTGAATCCAGATTGGACTGATTCTGAACTGGATGCAAAACTAGTTGAGATCTCCCAGTTTAATTTGATTGAGATGGACTCCCTCACCTCAGAGGCAACCCCATTTCAATGAGTGCTAAATGGCAACGAGTCACTCTAGAGATCTCGAAGGAATATGGTCCGACCGAGCGGCAAGCCATTGCTTTCGACGTGATTGATTACATTCGAAAGCGTACCTTACGGGACAACGTTGATAAAAATAACAGCGCGTTCCCGAAGTATTCGAAAGAGTACATGAAGAGCCTCGATTTTAGGATCGCCGGGAAGTCCAAGGGCACCGTAAATCTCAAGCTCTCAGGCGATATGCTAGCGGATCTCGAATTACTCACCCACAAGTCAGGCGAGATTCGAATCGGCTATCAGAATGGAACTGAGAATAACGCTAAGGCTGACGGAAACATTCGAGGCACCTATGGCTCAAGCAGACCCAACTCCTCTAAGTCGCGCGACTTCTTAGGCATAACCTCGAACGACCTGGAGAAGATTTTAGCTAAGTACCCAGTGGGGGAACTCAAGGAAGCGACCCAGCGAGTGGGCGCAAGAGATCTCGTCAGGGCGGCGTTTGGAACCAACGAGGAGGATGACTCCTAATGGGCTCAGTGAAAGACTTTGAACAGAAAATAAAGGCTCTCATGTTTGAATTGGGATCTACAGCACGCATGAGAACGTATGCGGACGAAGCTGCCAAGCTTGTGAAGCTCAGGACTCGTTTAGGTTATGGGGTAGCTCAACCCGAAGCCGAACGAACCCCACTAAAGAAGCTCAGCCCGTGGTATAAAAAAATCCGTCAACGTCTTGCCTCTCGAGGGGAGCTTTCCAGTCAAACATCGGTGGGAAAATCTAATCTGACCCAAACAGGACAGATGCTCGATTCGATCAAAACAACCTACTCTACTCAAGGATTAGCCATTTATAGACCCACAGGGATTAGAAAAGATGGGCTGAAAAACGTAGAAGTAGCTGGATCTGTTTCAAGAAATGGGCGACCTTTTTTAGAACTATCAAAGATAGAAGTAAAACGAGTTTCCGTTCTCATTGAAGAGGAATTACGGAAGCTCATCAAGCGACTCTTGACGTAAGTGGATAAGGAGATTCATAATAATGTCAATTCCAACGAATGCCTCCGGCGGGGGCACTCTAAGTTCCAGTGGGACAATAGAGAATCAAACTCAAAGCAATGCAGTAGCTGGCGAAACTCCCTCGACCGTATCCTATGAGAGTCATGAAAAACTCTTGAAGGAAAAGAAGAGAAGAGATGAACAAATCGCGGAAAAAGATCGAATCATTGAAGCTTTCAAAAAGAAAGACTCCGAAACCTCTGAGGCGAAAGCTAAAGAGCAAGGCGACCTTCAAAAAATCATCGAGATCCGCGATAAAGAAAAAGCTGAGATTGAGCAGAAATATAACGAGCTTAACTCTCAGATCGTCAGTAGCGTAAAACTTCGAGCTTTTTTGGATCAAGTCAGTGGCACGGTAGACGAGCAGTATTGGTCACTCATTGATCTTCAAGCGATTCCTCTGGACCCGTCTAACGGAATGCCAGACCTACTTGCTGTTCAAAGAGCTGCCAAAGAGTTTGAGCAAAAATATTCTCTCGTGGTGCAAACCAAGGGCGGATCAAAGATGCCAAACGGTGCTGCGAAACCTCCTGGGCAAGGCCTCCTGTACGAAGACTGGCTAAGACTTCCATTGAAGGAAAAAAGAGCCCGTCAACATGAGGTCAAAAAGTAAGATAGAAAGTTTTTAACCACCTCAAGGAGGAAGAGGTCAAATGAGCGCAACACTATTGGCAGATGTATCGGAACAGGTTCAAAAATTTTGGTCCCCTATTTTCATGGATGAACTCCGTGAATCTCTTTTATTGGGTTCTTTGGTCAATAAGGAATACCAAGGCGAAATCAAAGCATTAAACGATACGGTTTACGTATCCCAGATTAACGCAGCTGAAGGCGAGCTTCGCACTGCAGGCGTCGATGCGGACAGCTTCACTTCTGAGAAGCTCACCACATCCCGCATCGGTGTCTCTGCTAATAAGCGTGCGGTGGCTTCATTTCAGATGGAGCAATTGGTGGATCTCCAATCTCAGATTGGTGCCCAACAATCTAAGATCCGTGAAGCTTTGCTTTTCGGAGCTATGAAACAAATCAACACGTATCTCTACAGCAAAGTGGCTCCATCGTCTGCAGCTCCAGATCATATTTTGTCCGGCTCAGCTACCATGGATGCCTCTAAAATTCTTGAGATCCGCATGGCGGCTTCTAAGGCAAAATGGCTCAAAGACAGCTGGTATCTATTGATGGACCCTAGTTACTACAACGACGTTTTGAATGCGACGACACTAACCTCAGGTGACTACGTCGATGACAAAGCAGTCGTAGGTGGACAAGTCGTGACCCGACGTTTTGGCTTCAATATGATTGAAGACAACTCAGATGGTATTTTAACACTCAGTCCTGCCTCTGCAGGCGCTGAATGTGGCTTGGCTTTTCATCCTGATTTCTTGCACTTAGTGATGCAAACTCAACCGACCTTCAAAGTCTCCGATCTTCATTCAAACAACAAGTTTGGATATTTGATCTCTGTAGACTTGATCTTTGGCGCTGAGCTTGGAATCGCAGGCTCTAAGAAACACATCCAAATCTACAACACTTAATTGAACCGAGAGGGATTGTGATGTTTGAAAATCTGAATGGTTATCAAAAGCTGATTTGTTTGGAAGAACGGTCAGCTCGTGAACTCCAGGAAAAGATTCGAAGCATCACAGTCCCCGTTCACATTGTTGCAATCTATGGAATGGGCAATAAGCATTATGCCTGGATTCAGACGACTGCAAAGATCAAAAGAAAGGTAAAAGACGATGGGACAAGTACAAGCTTACAGGACTGAGCGTTTATTTTCCGGTTCCAAAGAGATGATCGCAATTGAATACGATTTTGCTAAAGATGCGGGCGCAGTAGGATCTTTGGATCTCATGATTGCCAAGGACGCCATGGTCATCCATAGCGCTCACGTAAAAGTGAAAGCTGCCTGTACATCAGGCGGATCTGCTACAGTATCTATCGGTAAATCTGGCGATGTAGCGGGCATTGTAGCTGCAACCGCCGTAGCCTCACTCACAACTGGAGCTGCAATCGATAGCGCATCTTTCGGCTCTGCTTATAAACTAGCGGCTGACGATGTGGTTCAAATCGCGATTGCAACTGCTGCTTTGACTGCAGGTAAGGTCATCGTTATTCTAGAGGTTAGTAAGTTCTAATAACCGATATAAGTTAAAGGGCTCGGTTCAAATCACAATTCGAACCGGGCTCTTTTTTTAGCCTGAAAGTGACCCAACTGATGGTGGTTTTGGAACGAAACATTAGTGATCTAGAGCGTGCGAAGTTTATCGACGATCCAGACTTAGGCGAGACGGTTAAAACCCTCTCAAAGATCGCTAATGCCGATGCACTTTACTCAGTTAAGCCATTAGTTCGAGTAATAAACGTTCCTTTTGCAGACACGGAAGTCGCGCAAGTGCTTTCAAATAAAACCAAACGCTTTTTAATCCGAGTAAGAGACTACACATCAGCCTTGAAAATTGCGTTTGTTGTGAATGAAAGCAGTACTAATTTTATCGGAATTCCACGGGGCTGTTCATTCTCCGAAGAAGCAATATCATTTACTGGCACACTCTATTTTCAAACGAACAAAGCATCTCAAATAGTTGAGATTTTAGAATGGTCCACACCTTAAGGAAGAGGGAGTACTTTTATGCTCAGTAAAGATCGATTAATTTTTGATCCAACCGATATGCCCCAAAGTGATCAAGTCGGTGCATTTCTAATCGGTGCAGCTGGTGAAGTTGCCACGATGACCACAATCGCAGGAAAAGTCACACTTGATGTGAACGTCGTTGGTGATGCCGATGACGGAATCTTTAGTGAAGATAGCGCGGCGGCAAGCGGTGACAAAGGTCAAAGCATTTTGGCTGTTCGCCAGGACGCCTTGATCTCGAGCGTGAGTGCGGATGGTGACTACGGTCATTTGAAGTTTAATGCTCGTGGTGGCCTTTGGTCTGTACCAGTGGGAAGCGTGGCCGATGATGAGGCTGATACTGAGAACCCTGTTAAGGTGGGATCTCGGGCCGTGCTAGGAGCTTTATCTGCGGTGTCTAGTACAAATGACCGTGCGGATTTGATCTCGGATCTGTACCGTAGAGTATTCGTCAACACGGGTCCGAACGTCGCTCTTTCCTCACCTGCTGTTGTCACGGTAGGCGTATTGGAAGTCGCACTTCCTGTAGCTGCTTTAGCAGGCCGTAGAAAGCTCATCGTTCAAAATACATCCAACAACGATATCTTCGTAGGTTCTACCGGAGTTTCGACTACCAATGGTATTCGAGTTGGTAAAGGTGATTACTGGGAAGTTGAAAGCGGACCCAATCACAATTGGTTCGCGATCGCTGCCGGAGCTGGAAACGCAGTTCGTGTAGTAGAGTTGGCTTAATTTCTCTTCGCGGAAATAAAGGGGGGACATTTGGAATTTACAGCCGAAGATTTAAAACAGATTCAAAACTTAGGTGCCATCTTAAAACGTGCCACGTTTAAAGATCTTACCGGCGGTGAAGTTTTGTCGGTTGCCTTATCGGTTCAGTGGATCTCTGAGTTAAAACTCAAGATCGAAGAATCTTTAACGCCCAAGTCTTCGAGTGTAACTCCAGATGTCCCTGCCTCAATCACTAAGAAGCGAGAGAAGCGATGAGTTTAAACCAGAGTAACTTAACCGATACTGACGACACCACTTTTTTTAAAATTTTAGGTGGAACCGATGCCGCTCGGATTGAAAATACGGGTGGAAGGCTTAATGTAAACACAGTTCATTCTGATAGTTCCATCTCAGCGCCCATGGTAAACCGAGTTGACGCAAGCTCTACCGTCACTACTACGGGAAACACGGGCACGCTTGAGACAAAAGGAATGGCCTGTGGTGACTTCTTATTTAGCGTGAGTACAATCAGCGGGACTTCACCCAATATTCAGTTTGAAATCGAGACGTCAAATGACGGTACAAACTGGGATGGAATACATTCAACAGGTAGAATCACTACGACGGGCACCACTATCCTTACAGCTGTAAGGATTTCTGAATGGTACTACCGGATTAAATACTTTATTAATGGCACCACTCCTTCAATATCTTTCACAGTGACCACGACTTTAAAAGCCTATCTACCTAATAGGTCCTTAACTTTCATTCGTTACTCAGATGTGAATTTAATGACAGGCTCGAACACGAGTTCAATTTTTAAGGCATCAGGTTTATCGACAATCTCACTTATTATGAGCTCCGTCACGGTGGGCGGGGGTAGTGCCAGTGTCAAGATTCAATCTTCGAGCGATCGGGCTTTATGGGTGGATGTAACTAGTAATATTGTGGTTACTATTAATTCTACAATCTTACAGAGTTTGACACATCAGGTGTTTCCTTACTTTAGAGTTTATGTTCAGGGCGCCTCTACTACGAGTCGTTTTTTAGATCTTTATTGGGGAGGTATCAGTGAATGAGTCACACGATGATTTATAAAGACGGAGTCCATGAAAACTCAATTACGTTTTTTTTAGTTAAGGCTTCCGCTGATACAATTAACGGAGTCGCTACAATATTAATTAAAATCCCAGCGGATGGTCGCTATATTCGATCTGGTTCGGCTTGGTTTACTGCCTCAAAACATAAAAATGATAGCGTTTCAATGTCTTTAGTCGATCAAGATAACATTCTAGGTTATGGTTCAGGCTTTGTTCTATCTAGTTTTGATGATTTGGATGTGAATATAGAAAATCAAGGTTCAATCATCTCTATTCACTCGGGCGAGTTAACAGCCTTGTTGCCTGTAAATCCAATGTATATTCAGGGTGGATTTTATATTCGAGCAATAGGAACTAAGGGCGATCTATCAGTAGATACTTTATGTGCGAACATGACCTGGGGTGCCCTACTTTAAGTGTCTGATGCCTATGCTCACTAATTGGGTTAAATAAGGAGAATAGAAACGTGCTCACCAATAATCGAATCCTCTGGAGAGATAACACGACGTTTCGAGATCTCTCGATCCATTTGAATGACCTTTTTGCAGGGACTGAAGTGATTCCTTTTAATTCTTTAGAAGACGCTTTGTACATTGGATCAGATTTACCCTTTAACCATAGACACATTGAGATGACGGTCACTAATGCTCAGATCGCAAACTGGAGCGTTTCTAGTTGGAATGGTTCATTATTTATACCGTGTGTGGATGTGATTGATCTCACGAAGACCTTAGGCACCACGACGTTAGGGCAATCCGGAATTTTGGCTTGGACTCCTGATCGTCAAAAGAGTTGGTTTGGGGAAGATACGACTGAGAACATGAAAGGGGAACTCTCGACCCTTAAGATCTACAATCTCTACTGGGTGAAGTTGACCCTTTCAGCTAATCTCAGCGTCACCACCGAAATCAAGTATGTGGGTCACAAGTTCTCAAACGATGCGGATCTCGAAGCCCAGTATCCAGATTTTGCAGACTCGAACTTTAAAATGGCTTTTAAGTCGGGTAAAACCAACTGGATTGATCAAACAATTCTCGCTTCAGAGATGATTATTCAAGATCTACGTAAGTCACGCGTGATCATGAGTTCCAGCCAGATCTTAGATTGGCGAGAGTTTGCAATGGCGTCCGTCCATAAGACAGCCGAGATCGTGTTTCGAGCTATGGGTGACGATTACAAAGATCAATTGAAGACGGCTCAAGCGGCCTATAAAGCGGCTTTAGAATCGGCCTCTAATCTCGATGGGAATTTAAATGCAACGATTGACCCGAAAGAGCGGGCTAATAGCGTGGGGTACTTCTCTCGATGAGCACTACACCCACTTTGATTTGTGACGCTCTGATTACTCGGTTGGCCGCCGCCTTACCCTCCCATACGCGGCTGCCCAACGCTTATAAGCCCGAAGAGAACTCCTCTTTGTATCTTAAGCAAGCTTATGGGGTTGCCATTGGTTCAGGCATCGACACAAGAAGAAGCCTTTCTTGTCAAATGAGTACCTCTAGGTCCTTTGTAATTAAGATCGCTCGCAAGTATTACGCGCGTGAGAACGATGGTGCTTCTAAGTTTGTCACAGAAAAAGCGTTACTCGAAGACCTGAAACTCGTTCGAACGAGTTTGGAGAAGACCAATCCAATTGAAGCAACAATCAAGTCCGATTACGCCGGTGACGGGGGCATTGAGTACGTGCAAACTGAGGATGACAGTTTCATGATGATTCAAGCGGTATTTGCGGTGGAGTACTTTGAGGCTTAACCTCACTGTACATAGATCAATTTTAGGTGTGGGCTTTGGATGAGTTCACACGAAGGATGGAAGGCTTAGCCGTCTAAGACCTGAGATATCTTAGACGGGCTAATAAAAACTCAAGGTCATAGGAGGACCAAGCTCATGGCTGAGCAAACTAATAAGTCTGTAATGGCAATCGTCCGTGAAGTCACGGAAGGGACCCCAGTCGAACCCTCGGCTACAACCCAGTTCATCGCGCTTCAAGAGGGTTTTTCTACGAACCCGGCACGTGAGCTTTTAGACAACGGTTCACTCACGGGATCGATCGGCGTATCAAAACCGATTCAAGGGAAAGAAAGCCCTACCGCTGAAGTGAGTCACTATATCAAACATAGCGGTGTTGAGGGTCAAGAGCCTCAATTTGGCCTCATGGTCGAAGCGGCTTTTGGTGCGAAATCAGTCAGTGCCACTCAATACGATACCGTGGCCTCCTCGACCGTCTCTGTTGTAAAGGTAGATACGGGTGAGGGCGCAACCTTTGAACGCGGGGATGGCCTTCTGATTAAAGACGGAACGAACGGATTTCAAATTCGTCCCGTGCTTTCGATCTCAAGCGATAACCTGAATTTAGGTTTCCAACTCGGTGCGGGTACGGCTCCTGCTTCGGGTGTGAACTTAGGGAAATCTGTTCTCTATAAACCGGGCGAGTCTCATCCAACGATGACTGTTTGGGATTACAGAGCTAACGGTGGGGCGGTCGTTACGATTGCTGGTTCTCGTGTCACTGAAATGAGCATTGAAGCCTCGGCTGGCGAGTTGATTAATGGGTCCTTCTCGATGGCGGGGGTGAGTTCATATTTCAACTTTATCAAGCTTGCTGCGACGGATACGAAACTTGATTTCTTAGACAACGCAACAACTCGTGTAGCTACAATTGCTACTGGATTCTATAAAGATCCACATGAATTAGCCGATGCAGTCGCTTCAGCGATGAACAACCTCGGCTCTGCGAACACGTTCACTTGCGTGTATGACGATAAAACCGGAAAGTTTACAATCACTTCAACAGGCGCAACTCTTTCGTTGCTCTGGAACACGGGCGTAAATGCGGTAAACACGATCGGCGATAAGCTTGGATTTTCGGTAGCAGCTAACAGCACGGGTACTCTGACTTATACGTCAGCTACCGCAGTGACGTTAACTGCTCCTTACACTCCGAGTTTTGACTCTTCAGATCCTAACGTAGCTAAGGATAACCAAGTTTTACTTGGTGGGTCTAATGACGTAGATCCTTCTTGCTTCTCAGTTCAGAGCTTAACGATGAACATGAGCAATGAAAGAACAGAGATTAAAAGTTTTTGCGCTACAAGTGCAGTCTCTGGATCTTTGATCAAAAAACGAATTGTGACGGTGGATATAGTCGCTAATCTTTCGAAATACGATGCAGATAAGTTTCGTCGATTCCGCGAAAATACACAGACCTCAATGGCATTTAATTTTGGCGTGAAATCTGGTGGAAACTGGGTGGCTGGCAAGTGTGGATGTCTTTATATTCCGACTGCAACCATCACGGCCTTCACACTCGGTGACTCCGATGGTTTAGTTACCATGGAGATTTCACTTCAGGCTTATGTGGACTCTTCACTTGGTGAAGTTTACTTGAGCTTCTTATAATCAAACAAAACAATCAAAGGACTCATCTGAAATGAAAGTAATCGATTTTATTCCTAAGCAAGTGGGCGGCGAGAAATATTTTGAGGGCGTAATTAAGATTAAGCTTCCTTCTTATAAAGAGCGGCTTGAGTTGATTAAATCTTTAAAGTTGGGCGTCGATAGCTCTGGGGATGTCAACTCACACAGTGAGAGATTTGATTCTGCGATCGAGCTTTTAACGATTGTAGAATCTCATGTGATTTCAGTCGATCTCGTTCAACTTTCAGATGAGTCCGTAATTAACAGTCTAGATGACCTGGGCTATTCACAAGAAGGCTCACAGGTCATCAACGATTTGGGTAATATGCTCGTAGGAGGAGTGAAGCTGGGAAAGGTTTAACTTCTGCGATTAAGCAGCAAGTGAGATGGGCTTTTAAAGGTCAACAAGGATTCAATGAAGCCGCTTTTCTGGTTTACGAACACAGCTGTAGAAGAACTTTGGCTAAGCTTGGATACTCTTTCAATGGAGACGAACTCGGCCAGTTTGAAGTGGAATATCTGACTTTGATTTCTTCTGAGTTTAATCGGTTGGACGCTGAGGAGATGAAGAAGAAAAAACCTAGAAAGTAACCTAAGGATCGGGTTCAATTGTGGCAGAGCAAATTTCAGCCAAGCTTTCATTAGACATCAGAGACGCTCTCAGGGGGATTGAATCCTTCACGAAGAGCGCAAACCAACAGATTGCGTCCGTTCAAAGTTCTTTTTCTGTAATTGGAACAGTAGCCAAGACTGTTGGTGGTTTGATCGCAGCCGCAGGGATTGCAAAAGTTTTTCACGAAATCACGCAAGCCGCGATTGACCAAGAAGAAGCGATCAATGAACTCAATGGGGCGCTGAGATCCTCTGGACAATTCACAGAAGAAGTCTCAAAAGACTTTCAGGAGTTTGCGGAACAGCTTCAAAGACAGACTAAAGTTCAAGATGATACGATCGTAAAAACTGCGGCATATATTCAAACCTTAGCCCAGCTGGACCCTACGAATCTTAAGCTAGCCACTCAAGCCACCCTCGATCTTGCTGCGGCTACGGGGAAAGATCTCAATACGTCTGCTAATTTAGTGGCTAAGGCTGCGAACGGTCAGACAGAAGCACTCAAGAAATTAGGGATTGAAGTTGTTAAGGGCAAAAACGACGCTGAAACCTTCGCGAACGCTCTAGGAAAGATCGAAGAAAAAGCAGGAGGCCGAGCCACGGCCCAAGTCAATACGTTTGCCGGTGCGATTGCTCAAGCAGGTAATGCATTCAATAGTGTCCTTGCTGAGTTAGGTGGATTTGTCACTCAAAACACGTTTGTCATTGAGAGTATTAAATCTCTCACTGGGTTTTTATTTCAAGTCAAAGACGCCATCGCATTATTTGGAAAAGAGTCCGAGGCGATTTCTGCTCACGTAGGCGAGATCGCAAAACGAGTCGCAACCTTTGCCGTGAGTATGGCCGCAGCGCTTGCGGTGTTAAATTTCGGCGCGATTGCCGGTGCGGGAATCGCTGCGTTTCAGGCTATATCATTTGGAATTCGAGCTGCCATTGCTCAGATTAGTTTACTTGGAACCGCTGCCACATTAGCGAAAGTAAAAGTAGTAGGCCTTCAAGTAGCGCTGACAGTTCTTAAAGCAGTCGCTACCCTGGGATTAGCCATTGCGTTTGATGCTGCACTTACTTCTCTTCTTCATCTAAAAGAAGAAGTGGGGAGTTTCACGAACGCCTTTGCAGTGATTGGTAAGAAGATCGCCATTGGTTTTAATGAAGGTTATGCGGTCATCTTAGGGGGACTCGCTGCTATTTCGGATCGCTTAGCTTCGATTCCATTTCTGTCTGGAAGATTTGACTTCACGGGCATTGCAGACGGTTTACGAAAAGGGGCGGACGAGGCAACCGCTACAGTAGGCCAACTAGGAAAAGAGATTCAGTCTCTGAAAGTTCCCGATGAGCTTCCCCGCGCGATTGCTTCAGTAAACGATAAGCTGAAGGAAACCACTAAAACCGCAAAAGAAGCCAAGAATCAGCTCGCTGAAGTTCCCAGTGAGCTTGCAAGCCAGTTGGACCGAGTTAAAAAAGATCTCGAAAAAGTAGGATTAAGCCAAATTCAGATTTTACAAAAAGAGCGCAACGAGAGACTAAAAATCATTGGGGATAGCGCTAATTTTTCTCTGACTTCAGCTAAAGAGGCTGCATCGCTTCGAGCAAAAGTAGAGATGGACTTTGATAAAAAGATCGCCGATGAGCGAGACAAGATCCGTAAGAAGCAACTCGAAGATGAGCTTAAGGATCGTAAAGCTTTAGCTAAACGAATTGAGTTTTTAGGAAGCGCTCCAGGTGCGTTCATCAATCGAAACCTAGATCCAGGGGAAGGTCAGGCTCCATTAGCAAATACGGAAGAGGCGGTAGCTCAAGGTACTGCTCTTACAAAGAGCATCCTCCAAGGCGCGGCAGGTGCAACGACTCTCGTTTCCAATATATTAGGTTCAGTTGCTGAAACGATCTTGCCAGGCATTGGAAAAATTGCGGGTGAGATTATTGGTGTCTTAGCTCAGGGTCCTGAGAAGGTAAAAGAACTAGTAACTTCGTTCTTTTCAAGTCTTGATGACATCATTATTAACATCATTGCAGCAATCCCTGCTTTAGTTTCAGCGATTCTCGAAAGTTTAGGTCCGCTCTTAATCAGCCTTTTAACCACGCTTCCTCAAGCGGTACTCGAGGCGGTGTTTACCATCATTGATATGTTGCCTGAAATCGTACTCGGGTTTGTGACGGCTCTCATTGAAAATCTTCCTTACATTATAGAGTCTTTTACAACAGGACTTGTTGAGAGATTAGATGACATCATTCTTGGATTGATCTTGCTCTTGCCTCAACTCATTCAGGGATTCATCCAACAGCTCCCAGTTTTGATTGCAGCGATCATTCAACAATTGCCTACGATCATCACGAATTTCTCAACTCAACTCGTTGCTCAGGCACCAAAAATAGCAGTGGGCTTAATTACTGCTTTAATCGCAGAGGCTCCGCGCTTCATTACGGCTTTGGCTTCGGGAATCTTCGAGGCCATAAAAAACATCTTTAAGGGTATTTTAGGAGGCGGTGAGGGGGGTGGGTTTTTAGGTAAAATTCCAGTCATAGGCGGTATTGGAAAGCTCTTAGGGTTTGCTGAGGGCGGTGTAGTTCCGTCTGGGTTTCCGAATGATAACTTTCCGATGCGTGCGACGTCTGGCGAGTTGATCATTGATCGATCCTTGACGACGGATCTCGCTAATTTTCTGAACTCCTCGGAGCGTGCAGAAGCGGGGACTGACCCTGAGTTGAAACGTAAACTTGACTCATTGATTGATATTCTCTCTAGGGATAGCGGAAAAGAATTAACCGTGAATGTTTCCGTTGCTGAACAAGATCTAGTGAAGGTGATGACCAACATCAAACAAAACGGATTTAGGACGGGCTAAATGAGCTGCACACGATTCTTTCATCAAAGCTTCATTGATACGGACTTGGTGAGTAGTTCGTTTGTGTCGTCTCAGCAAGCCGCGTTTCCGGTGAGTAACATCTACAATCAGCAAAGAAGATCTAAGGTGTGGCGCTCTCAGGGATTCTGGGAAGTCTTATCGGGCGCAAATACGATCGTCTTTCAAGAGACTACGGGCGTAGATTTAACGGCCACGATTCCAGCCGGAGAATACACATCATCGACGAGCTTTTTTGCAGCTTTAAAAACTGCATTCGAGGCCGTGGGTGCCTCGACCTATACGGTCGTCTCTGACACCTCGACGAAAAAGGTCAAAGTTACATGCAACGGTGTCGGCGGAGGTGGAATCTTCCAACTGCGATGGTCGCACGCAGCAAGTGCAAGCATCGCAGCAATCTTAGGATATGACACCTCCACCGACGACACCGGTGCATTAGCCTATCTAAGTGATGTATTGAAGATCCATACCAGTGAGTGGCTCATGTGGGATTTAGGTTTATCCGGCAATCCCAGGGCCCTTGCTTTGATCGGTCCTAGAAATACTCCGCTTAAGATTTCGCCGAGCGCTATAATTCGGATTCTCGGTAATGAAACGAACAACTGGACTGCGCCGAGTTATGAGCAAACCCTCACCTATAACGACGCGATTCTGCAACAAATGAAAGAGGCCGGTTTTCATACGGAATCACTGCGGTACTGGAGGTTACAAATTATTGACGCATCCAACCCGCTTGGATTTGTAGAGTTTGGATCTGTCTACTTAGGCGAGTACTATTCGCCTACGCGCGGTAGTCCTCAGTTCCCATTTCAAAGCGAGTACATAGACCGGTCAACTACGGTGTTCTCCGAAGGGGGGCAGACTTTTTCTGACATCCTGCCTAAGAGCGAGCGATTTTCGCTGGAGTGGTTTGGTCTGACCGTCACTGAAAAAGAAGAGATTGATGAAATCTTTACAAAGTTTGGGGTTTCGATCCCGATGTTTATGAGCTTCGATAGTGAGGCAAATTTTTCATCGAGTGTAAACTACTTCGTGCGCTACGTGAAGTTCGATAAAGAGCCGGTGGTGAGCTTAACGTCACCTAATAATTACACGATGCGTATGGAATTTAGGGAGGAACTATAATGGCTTGGGAAGTGTGGGGCAACCCTTACCTGACTGGTGAGCTTTCAAATACTACGCGTCATCAGCCGGTCATCTTTCATGACGACATTGTATTGAGAGCGTGTCGCACCTGGGTCGTGATTTATAACAATCCAGTATTCACCAATCTCCAAATGAAGATCTATTCAAGTGAGTTAGTAGGCGGAAGCCAGGTGCCTAAGAAGCTGCTTCATACGTCTTCTAATTCCCCGACGAAAGCAGAAATAATCACGCTCAGCAACGGAGTGAAAGAGATTTACTTCGATTTTGATTTCCCAGTCTTTAGCGCAAACGATACTTATCATTTTGTCTTAAGCGGAACGGGCTACACGGGCACGACCGATTCTCATATTGCATGGCAGAAGGCGTTCCCTGACCCCGTGAATCGAACAGGACTCACCTTAAGTGCTAATGATATTGGGATTGCACCCTTTCAGCTCTACTTCATTGGTAGTGAACTCTAGTTATGGTTTATCAAACAGAACTCCAGAACGAAGCCGCTCCATCCCAGTTCTTAGCGGTATTAAAGCCACGCAGAACCGTAACGACTTGGACTCTGGAAGCAGGTTCGGTCTATCGGGCTTCGTTTAGTTTTGGAGAAGTGCGACAAGTGACACAAAACGCTTTATCACTTGTCGCAGGGACAAGCGCTCTTTTGTCTGCAGGCCAATTCTACTACGACATAGATTCTAAAGTACTTTACGTTAGGATGAGCGATAGCTCGAATCCTTCCACAAAATTTGTGGTCACTACTTATGAAATTTATGTTTCAACCTTTGATGCTCATCACTTTAGAGATCCGGTCGATGCCAATTCTCGCGTGGTGTATTTTGAACCTCTCATTCGAAGATCGCCGGTTCTCAATACATCAAGTACGGACTCACTTTACGGATTTGTACCAGTTCAAAGCTCAAGCATCATGATCTCAAACGTGACTCAATTTCTTCAAAATCATGTGTATGATTCGAGTTTTAATCAAGCATCCATTTCAATGTACCATTGGTTAGATAATCTAGAAGTCGGCAACGTGAAGCTCGTCTTTGACGGATTGATGAGTAACGTGGCCTATGAAGACGATCAAGTTGTAATTCGGTGTTATGATCGCGTGGATCTTTTCAAAAAAGAATATCGTAACTCAGGCGTGAGCTTTTTTTCTAAAACGAGTTTCCCTAACTTAGATTTGAACTTCAATGGGCGACCTATCAGACAGGTTTACGGAGTCGTTGACGGGTTTGTACCAGTCAATATTGATTTTAATAATACGAGTGGAACGATTACGACCTCAGACAATCGCGACTGGGTAGTACTCTCAGGTCAATCGGACTTAGGGTCAAAGACTGGGACGGTATCGGCGTCCCCCGTGAGCACGACAACTCGAACTTATGTGAACTCTACGGCAGGATTTAGGGTCGGTGATAGCGTTTGGTTTGATCGCGCGGTAGGCATAGATGAGTATAAAATTTTAACGGTTGTGAATTACGTCTCGAACTATGTTGAACACACAGCCTTAGTGAGTGCGATGACATCGGGGGATCTCTTGAAAAGATCTTTCGTCGGTGTGGTCACGCTCTCTCAAAACAACATCAACTACACGGCTCTTTATGGGCGAGATTATATAGAAGCGACCTTTGCAGACGGAACCTCGGGCTTTTCATTTACAACGACCCTAGAGGCCAATCTTTCGATGGTGAGTACACTTTCCCCCAATGATCGGTTATCTGCTCGCGTATATGGGAAACTGAACACTGTGACCTTAGGCGGGGGTGCTTTCGGAAGTAATGATTCAGAGTCTGGAAATCTCACCCACCCGATTGTGATCTTTTACGATCTTTTAAAATCAAGCTTATCTATCCCTGAATTGGAGATAAATCTTTCCAGTTTTATTGCATTACAAGGCACGTTGACTGAAGCCGTTGGATTTGCGATTCCGGATCAATCGACGAAAAACTTCCCAACTTTTCGAGAGTTGATCGGTTCATTACTACAAACTGTTTTACTCAAAATCTACTTAGACGATAATCGGAAATGGAAGATCTCTCAAGTGGGTCCGCAAGGTGCAGTTTTAAAAACAATCGCCGATGATGAGATTTTAGCTAACTCTTTGTCTTACGATTTTGAATATAATGACGTGGTTTCAGATGCGATTGTTGAGTACGCTTTCAGTGAATTCTCGTTACAATTGGGACGCATTGGAGTGCAAGTTTCTACGGTGAGTGCCACGAGTGCGAATGCGCTTTATTTGCATGGCATTCAAAAACAAGAGACGTTCAAATCTCTTCACTTTAAAGTAGCCGATGCTCAGCAATTAGCGAATCGTCTGAGTTACATTTTAGGAGATCGTAAGGGGACGCTTGAGATCCGAACGAAGAACAGGTTTTTTGATTCGCTGCTTACAGATATTGTGCAATTATCTAGGACAAGACTACCAGGCTATGAGTTTGATTTGAATACCGAGCGTACACGTAATTTTACACTCGTTGAATCAAACCGAAGTCTTCGTGCGGTGACCCTCAAATTAGAGGATCAAAAGGGCATCGAAGACAACCAGCTGAGTTGGTGATTATAAAGGGGATGGAATGAGTACGAGAAGCTACCAGTTTATTAACGGTCCAGAAACAAGCACGCTTCCTACTGCTGAAAGTCCTACTGTCGATGCAGACTTAGTGAATAAAGGTTACGCAGACACGACCTATGCAATTAAAACAAGTTGGGGTGGATCTATTGCAGACGTTGCCGCTCTAAAGGCGGTATCGGCCGCCGATCGATCCGATCGACAAGTGAGACTAGTGGAGTCTCTCAAAAAACTTTTCTACTTTGATACGAGTTCAGCTTCTACGGGCGATGATGTTTATATTATCACTCCGAATGCGGGCACGGGACGATGGCTCGAGACAGACCAAATTGGAACCATGAGTGCAAACACAGCCATGATTACCAACGCGTCGGGGAAAGCTTCGTTTATTGCAAACGGAAACAATGGGGATGTGTTGACAATTGCCGCTGGCGTGCCCGCGTGGGGTGTACCGGTGACTCCACCGACGCTTTCCGGAGGTACAATCAGCAACGATGGTACTTATGTTTATCATACGTTCCTCTCTTCAGATAATTTATTGGTCACGGGTACACCTACGGTCGATTGCATGATTGTCGCCGGTGGAGCTTCAGGCGGATCTTCTCCTGCCGCGGGTGCAGGGTGCGGGGGTGGCGGTGCGGGCGGTTTTAGAAATATTACCAGCATCGCTCTTTCGGCTGGGACTTACGCGGTAGTGGTGGGTGCAGGTGGAGCTTCAGTCGCCGGTGGATCTTATGCAGCTGGAATTTCCGGAGGCAACTCAAGTTTTAATGGCAATACTTCTTTAGGTGGCGGCGCGGGCGGAGGGTTAGGATTCAATGCGTCCTCAGGCGGAAGTGGTGGCGGTGGCGGTGGTACTATGACCACTGGACAAGGCTCTGGAACTGTTGGGCAAGGATTCGCGGGCGGCGCGGGCTCTGCGGTTGGGAATATTCCTGGTGGCGGTGGTGGCGGTGCTGGTGCTTTAGGATCTGCGCCACCCAACGGAACTACTGGTGGTGATGGCGGCGCTGGGTCGAATTCCACTCTAGAGCAAGCTCCAAGCGGATACTCAGGCGGCGGTGGTGGTACTTCTCAGACCTCAGGTACTAACGGCTCTGCGACTCATGGCGGTGGTGGCGGTGGTGCAAGTTCTTCGGGCACGGGCGGGATTGGCCGCAGTGGCACGGTCAATACGGGCGGGGGTGGCGGTGCTTCGAATCCAGGCGGAGGAACTGCTTATGCTTCAGGTGCTGGCGGCTCTGGTAAAGTTGTCATTCGCATGTTGTTGTAAAAATAAAGAGGCGCGGAGATATGGCTCATTTTGCAAAAATTTTAGACGGAAAAGTGATTCAGGTGATTGTTGCTGAACCTCAGTTCTTCCAACCGAATATGGTAGAAGTTCCTAATCGCGTGAGAGACGAAAATGGAAACATGATCACTGTGATGAAGCTGATTCAAGTTCAGTTCACAGACAACTCTCCTGGTGAGTGGATTCAAACGAGTTATAATGGGAACATTCGAAAGAACTTTGCTGGAATTGGATTCACCTATGACCGTGAGAGAGACGCGTTTATCCCTCCTCAGCCATTTCCAAGTTGGATTTTGAACGAAGAGACGTGCTTGTGGGTGTGTCCAGCTCCCTATCCGCTAGATGAAAAATCTTATGTATGGAGTGAAGATCAACTTCAGTGGATTAACCGTACTTAGATGATTCCATCTATCGGACCTTAAGTGAGAGGGAGTACTTCGATGCTTTTGAATGAAAAGATGTGGAGACTCCGAGAGCTTTTGATCCATCATGAGGGGATTAGGCTTAAGCCCTATGTGTGCTCTGCAGGTAAAATCACTATTGGAGTGGGCAGGAACCTGCAAGACGTAGGGATCACTGAGTTTGAGGCTATGCAGCTTCTCACGAATGATATCGAGCGGGTTCAGCGTGAAGCTGTTTCCGCGTTTCCTTGGTTCAAAAGCCTCTGCATAGTTCGTCAGGATGTAGTTTTAGATATGCTTTTTAACCTAGGAATCCATCGGTTCAAGGGGTTTAAAAAGATGATCTCATGCCTCGTGGTTCAAAACTACGTAGAAGCCGCCCATCAAATGTTGGACTCCAATTGGGCTAAGCAAGTGGGGAACCGCGCGCAGGATTTGGCATCTATGATGAGAAGCGGAACCTACGTTTGTTTCCCGTAGGAAATAATAAAGCTTGCTGGTTTCCCCGTTCATTGAGAGATTTTAAATAACTGTTACAATTAAATGAGAGAGAGAGCTATGGAGATGGGCTTTATCAGCATCTCTGGGCGTCCACGGAAGTGCGCCGCTCTCCTTTTTTTAAACTCATTTTAGGTAGTTAACACATCAGACTTATAAGGAGATCATATGGAAATGATCATGAAAGCAATCGGGTTCGTTATTGCTAATGCAGACCTTCTTCTCCAAATATTCACAGGCTCATTAGGTGTCGTCATGATGATCGCTATGCTCATTCCAGGTGACCAGCCTGAGAAGACGCTAAAAAAGATTATCGATGTGATTGGAAAATTCAGCCGCAAGAAAAAAGAAGTGAACGAAGTTGCGACTGAAGAAGTGAAGTAAGCCCTTGTGGCTGCCTTCATTCAGCTTTTCATTAAAGCGCTTTCGGCGTTACCTCCTGCTTTTGAATTTCTCAAGAAGCTCATTGAGTTGGCTCAATCTGAGATCCAGATAATATTAGATGAGAGAGCTAAAGGGGAACTCGCTCGGGCACTTGAAAAGTCCAGACGCGAAAAGAACACCTGTGAGGTAGAGCGTGTCTTTAACCCGAATCAAAATTGCGATCCTCCTCAGCGTTAGCTTGACTTCGTGTCGAGGTAAGCCGCCTGCAGTGGATGTGAAATTCTGGCAACCGGATTCCACGCGCGCTTCCCTTCGAAGATCTCAAGAGAACGAGGAGATTTTCTGCTCAGACTCGCGTGTTGAGAATTATATTTGTCTATCTCACTCGGATCTCCAGAAAATCTTTGATACCCTTGTACTAGGGTGTGAACGATGGAAACCAGGGGCACAGGCGGTGAGGATACAGGAAGTTTACCGCTATTTACGCCGCGAAAAACTCCTAGGTCTTCTGGCCGGGAATCGGCCATGAATGCTCTTAAGATGGAGTACTGGATTCCTTGGCTTGCCGCCGCTCTCTTGACTGCAGTGAACGCATCTGCGTTCGTGTTTGGAAACTTCGAAACCAAAGGAGACTCGTTTCAAAAAAAGATCGACCTTGAAAAGAGACTCGATCGCATCGAGAACTCTTTAGATACGATTGTGAAACTTCTATACGAAAAGCAGCATCGATAGATCATGAATCTTTTAACGAAAGCGAAACGCAGTTTAAGCGGAAGAAAAGCTCAGCACGTGGGCCAGGGCTTTGAGCTTCTCTTTGGGCGCATGTGCCTTATCCAGCGCGTGAAGTGCACACGAATTCCAGATGGTTGTAAGCAGCTCAGTCAACATAAGATCGTGCGAGTGCCCACGCCCTGGGATTGGATCTTAAGTCATCAGGGGAAAGTGGCGCTCTTAGATACGAAGACGTGCGCGGAGAATTTTCCTCACTCAGCCATTGAGGCCCATCAAGTGGATGAGATGTTAGGCCACTGCCAAAACGGAACGATTGCAGGTTATGTGATCTGGCTTCGAAAGATCGATCACGTGATTTACGTACCGGCCCCGTTATTGAATTCATGGAGACACGTCAGGGGTTCGATTACGCCTGAATCTCCAGGCGTGCTTAGCTTAGGGAGTTCACTTAAGATTGAGATCAAGAAGTTATTTGCGCCATAGCTCAGCGGTCAGAGCGCTCTTAGTAAGGGGAACACACTTGGAGAGGTCGCGGGTTCAATCCCCGCTGGCGTGCCAAAGTCAAAGGAATGAAATTGGATTCATCAAAACTCAAGATCGAAGAAATCTTAGTGACGCGCATGTGTAAGCATATGAGTTGGACTGAGTGTCGTGGGAAGATTTGGTATCGCACGAAGAACCCGTTTTTTAGAAATCTATCCCCTAGGGAAATGGTTTTAAAGAATCGCTCTCACAAGGTACTGGAGTTTATTAAGTCGCGTGAAGAGAGTGAATAGCAAACCCGATCTATGAGGCCATACACCGGGCAACCGTCATTTAATTTTTTCACACATAATCTCTTTTTCAAAGTTAAGATACCCCAGCCCCGAGCAGGCCAAGCAACGAACGAGGATCATCTCATCTCTCAGTAAAATAAGGCAGCGCCTGAGTTCTTCAATCAACCCTCGGCCATCGCAGATTTCGCAAAAATTACAGTCATCCATCGATGGTTAGTTTGAGATCTTTTGAATGATTTTGTAAATCACATAACCTACCGGGCTGAGTCCAAACATAAAAAGAAGAACCGACAGACTCAGGTAGAGGCCCGAAAAAAAGGATTGACCGAGCACTTTCCAGGAATAGGCTTTAGGAGTTTTAGGAACATTCATCTGCCGAACAAGTTCGGCTTTCCATTCATTCAATTTCTTAGTTTGGTCCATATCGATAGATTAACTAGCTCACTCAAAAAGTTCAAGCGCGGAGTGTTCACTCAGAAGTCTTCGATCTATCGCGTTTTAATTGCTTCGTGTCCAAGTCGCTTTTTTCAAACAAGGCGAGCAGTAACGATGAAGGTTATTAGGAACATAGATGGCCTTACATTCTGAATTTGAACACACTTGAGAGCGGCAGCTCCGGCAGATGCTCGATTGATGAGAGGTAGGAGTACCGCATTTTTTCGTGCAGAGCTGTTCATGACTTTTTAATTTTCGTTCCGTAGAAATAATATCCATTATGTAATACATAGCATTAATGTAAGAAAGAAGAGTTCAATCATCGAGTTTCCAATTCGTCTTGTGAACTCTTCTTTATCTGTTTGATTGAGATCGTTTTTTTTTATCATAAACTTCAATTTAACGAGTTTTGTTTATCTAAATGTGTTTTATAAACTATGTGTGTTTAGCGCTTTCGTCTGAACTCGGTTCATCATGCGGCCTCAATATAGTCGTAAAACTCACGAATCGTATTGATCTGCCCTTGAGTGAGGACCCCGTGCTCTCCGTAGTAGCACTTAAAGTTTTTGGATATGTCCTCGATCTTTGAGTGCTCAGTGAAAAACTCTAAAACGTCGAGTTTCTCGAAACCACTAAAGGACTCCCACCATGTCTGATTTTCTTGATCTGTGTCATGAGTCATTTGAGATTTGTCCTATCTACAGTTTTTACAGATAAACAAAGCCGAGGTGCGATCATTAGGGTTAGAAATAAGTGCCAGATTGTTTTTATTCTCACAAAGGTAGCACTGCTTAAATTTAATACTCTTCCATTTCTTAAGTCTGTCCTCGGTTCCAATATTGAAGGCGTCTTGAGGGCTAATTCCTTTTGTTGGAATCTGATTGTTTTTAAATTGTTGAACGAGTTCAACACAAGTTTTTAGAAAGTTCTCGCACGCGAGCGAAGTTAAGGTTAAATTTTGCAGTTGCACGACGGCATTCAAATCATCGTGCGCTTTTTGCCATGGGTCGTTCGGAAAATTTTGATAAAAAGCGAGGACTCCAGGTGTATAGATTTTATTTAGGGATTCTATGGCTTGGCTGATGTTCATGATTCTCTACCTCAAAATATTGGTTATGAATGTAGGTCAACCAAATTGGTTTCCCAACATAGGCTCCGCGTTTACGGATTTTCCTAAACACCAATTCCCGGTCCGTGGGGTAGTGTCCTTGTTTGATTTGCTCTTCCGATGGGCGATTAAATAAAATGACGTTGGCGGCTTCCTGAACGGCGGTAGAGCTGCCTTTAATATCAAACTCCGAAAGCACTCTGCCCCCATCTGTTTTTCGTGGATGAACGATAAGTAGGATATGCATAGGAAGATATTTTGAAAGCATCACAAACTCATGGACCGTGTTGTCCATCTCAAGCTTCTCATTTTGAGAGGAAACAACCCTTAAGAAAAAATTCAGGTTATCAAGGAGTGCAACTCGGCATCCATACTCTTGATGCTGATACTTCAACATGTTGATCATGTCGGCGACCTCTACCCGATTATCATAGGTTCCAATCTTAAGATTCCCACGTCCTAGTGTCGGAGAACATTGCTCATGTATTTTTTGAAGCACTTCTTTTTGAATTAATCCGCCGTGATTGAGATCTGTTTTTCCTAAACAGCTCATGACTCGATTTGTGAAGTCGTGATGGCCGGTTTCAACAGGCGCGACAAAGTGCGGAATGCTTAAAGTGAGAAGTTGGGACGACAACGAAGCTAATAATGCCGTTTTACCGGCCCCAGTGGGCGCACAGAGCAGCGTTAGCTCGTGAGGGCGCATGGTACCTAGGTATTCGTTGAACTTTGGCCACAGAGGCAAAGCTACGCCCTTTGGAGGTTTTGCTAATTCTTGGGCTGATTCTAGCCAGGCAGTGAACGCATCTGCGTAGGGTAAAATCATACGTTCTCCGAGTTGAGACCGTGAACATGTCGATCTTTGGGTTGGTTTTGAGCACCGAGGTTGACGAACTTATCGAATAAACCCGACTTTGATAGTCGTGTAATTGTAACGTGTTTAGTTGGGTCAAAGTTTGTGGAACTTGCTTCGAAGCCTGCACCCAAAAGTGCAAGCTTAGTTTTTTCAAACCCAAATCTTTGGATCAAACTACCAATAGGAATTTCATCCAACTGAGCTGGTTTATTAATCCCGAATTTCCGTAAAGTATTTTCCCATTCCTGAAGACATTCTTCGATTTCAAATTTGAAGGGGTTGTATGTGTTTCTTTCTTTCTTATGTTCTGTACTTTCTTTTATAAGGTTACCTTCTAACTCCCTTCTAGTTACCTTGTAGTTACCTTCTAGTTCCCTTCTAGTTACCAGAGCGTCAGCGTCAAACTGGTAAGTGTCCCAATTTATTATCAAAACAAGCGAACCCTTAGTTACGTGACGGCACGTGTTATACTCAATTACCCGTGCGGATTCGAGGTATTTCAGCTCATTTCTGATCACGCGAGAATTGATATGGAGCGTCACGCTAACCTCTTCTACAGCAAACAAAACAGCCCCTGCAGGGAGGTCCCGAGGCTTACTTTTCCAATCGATTCTTGACGGCTTGTAGTTAGCGGTTAAGAGCAGCCAAATCCAGACAGCCAAACGGCTCGGTTTGCTCATGATGTCTTCTTTTTCTAAAAGATCGCGATGCAGTTTAATCCAACCATCTGTTAATCGAGCCAACGAAACCCCCTCCGCATACCTCTGAGCCCTGTTAAGAATTCCTAACAGAATCCCTTTTCACTCTTATTTTAATAAACTCATTTAATTGCATCGCGTGCAACTTACAGCAGTACAATCCAACTTACGAACTCGGGTAGGTTAATAAACCGTTCAAATTATCAAGAGAGGTTCATCTCACCGCGCCCGTGGTTCGGCTTACCTGTAGCCTTAAGTTGGATGACTATTAATGTAGGTTTCAATGGTAGTTTGAACGAAAAAAACCCAGGTCATTCTTTTTTCTTTAAGCTTTAGACTCATCTCTGTTTTTAGAGATTTTGGAATTCTCACCTGAACAAGACTTAAGTCTTTTTTATGATACTGATTATGTGTATTATTTTTTTTCATGTTTTCATAGTATTACATAGTAAATACTATTCATATACACATTTTTGTTTATTTCTTTCCTGTAGTCCTATAAAAGCAACCTCATGTCAGACACCGTAATCTGCGTTTCTTGTGGGGGATATGGGGATTATTGGGTGCAAGTGAACGATCGCGGAACCACTGAAATGAGAACCTGCCAAGCTTGTCATGGGTCCGGACAAAGTGGAACTTACCGAGCGAAAGCCTTGAGCCCGAATGTAAAAGATTTTTCAATAGAGTCAGCAATCCTTGAATTTAAACGGGCTGTAAAAAGGAGAGAGAGTCGATGAGTTTCCAATCTAGTCCTACGACTGCAAAGTTAGATGAGGCATTAGCTAATGCTCAGGGTGAGATTTATCCTGCTACGAAAGATAAGGAGAACGAATTCTTTGATTCGAAGTATGCGGATCTCGCTGGAGCGTGGAAAGCTTGTCGAGAGGCCCTTTCGAAACATAAAATCAGCGTCACTCAGTGGCCGATTCATTCTACGGATGGGAGACTTCACCTAATGACCCGGCTCGCGCACGCGGGCGAGTGGATGACTGGTTATTTTTCGATCCCCGTTCAAAAGAACGATGCTCACGGGATGGGTTCGGCTGTGACCTACGCAAGGCGTTTTGGTTTGATGGCGGCGCTTGGACTAGTAGCAGATGAGGATGATGATGGAAACGGAGCTGTGACCACACAGAGGGGCTCAAAAGCTGCGGCATCCGCTCCTTCGGTGAAAATTCAAGGCTCATCTAAACCGTCACCCGTTAAGCCGGTTACTGGGAGCCCGGCGAAAGAAGCCCAACCCTGGAAAATCTCTGACTCTCAAGTGAGGCGAGTCTATGCTCTCGCTAAAGAGGGCGGGATGGATAAGGACGCACTCAAAGAGTACATTGCCGCTCACTTTAATCAGAAGATGCCTGACGTTCATTTGTCGAAACTCGATCAAGGGCAATTCAATCTCTTGGTGTCGTATCTTGAGTCGCTGAGTTTATTTAATCCGGGATCGATTGGAGAAGGGGTAGTTAGCTGAACTCAATCATATGCAATTTCTAATCGGCGAATTTAAATCGAAGTGCAAAAATGTTTGCGAATTTTCCAGTCAGTTTGAAAATCAAATGGATCAGGTCAAAGCCCAACTCTTTGAGAGTGAAGCGAGGGCGATGAGGCTCATGGAAACTATAGAGTTGGTGCAATCAAAATTAGCGCCATTCACTAGTAATAGCAGCTTAATTTTTAATCAAATTAGAGAGGCTTTTAACGTGAATGCGCGGGCATTGTCTCAGTTACATATTAATTCAACAAAAAAGGAACTTAAAATGGCTATCGATAACTTAACAATTCAAGAAATTAAACGTCTGCGGTCCTTACTTAAGTCGGGTGCAAATACGAGTCACCCCTACCAAATAGGTAAAAACTATTTCATCCGAACCGTAACACATCATCTGACGGGTAAAT